CATTGCCTTTATGTGATACATATGTTGTTACTAACTCATTTGTAAGTGTTGGGTTTCTTAACCATTTAAAGTCTGCCATAATTATATTTTTGAATTTATTAAAATATCGTAACTCTCTAAAATTGTCCTATGTTCATCAAGAACAACATCTGTATATTGATAGATATAATCTCCCTCAATGTATGATTCTCGTTTCTTGTTTTCTGAATATACGAAGTCGGGATAATCTTTGCTCAATTTTGCAAGTTGTAATGAGTCCATGATTATTTGATATTCTTTGCCCTCGTGCCATTCTTTTCTAATTGTTTCATGGTATTGCTTATCGAAATTCCAACTATCTGAATCGTGAGAATACTCTGTAATTCTTGAAACTTCAAAACCTATTGCATCTACATTCCAAGTTTGTTTTAAAGGTCTTTTAAAACTATCTTCAATAGTTGTAGGTTCACTTGCATTCATTATATCAAAGAAGTATGCTTGACATTCTTGCGTTTGATTTTCAAACTGTAATTCAGTATCGAAAATTGCATTATTTGGTAGTATTATTTCCATATCTATACGTATTTATCGACTAAATATCTATATCCTGTTACCCAATATTTTATTGTAATAAAACATCGTTCATTCGCTCCTCCCGAAGTAAAATCAAACTCCTGCGTATTCACAACAGCCTTTCCATCTACATCTACAAGCACTAAATCACGCCCACCTGTTGCATCTTGAACTACTTCGATATTGCAAGTAAAAACGGCTGATTTAGTAATTGGCGTCATCGTTATCGTTGTTGTTTCTCCACTTAAATAGACTATCCAATTTTGATTTAAGTTGAAATCCATCGCATTCGTACCTGTCAATTCAGATGGTGTTTTGAATGTGATTAATTGAGGCTCCATATTGTTGCCAACAACAGTAACTGAGGTTCCGCTCTGCAATTTAATAAAAAACGAATCACTATCCTGATCGTAAGATAACCCTATATTTTCAGCAAACTGTAATTCAGGCGTTCTTACGAACTTGTCAAATAAATGACCTAATAAGTTAGTACTATTTTCGCTGAATGCCGTTAATGTTCGCTTATACCACGATGTCGCAGCTTTTTGTTCTATTATATTGCTCCAAAATCTTTTCATTTTTCAGTTTTTTTTATGCCAATTAATCGGTATTTAGTTTTTTCAGTTCTTTGTTCGCAATCGAATGTTATTTCTATGTATTTCTTCGTAGCTTCAAAATAGTTATAAGCTATTTCTCTATTTCGTTGTGCCAAATTCTTAACAAGTCCTACGGGTGCCGTTTCTGAATCGGGGCGTTGCTTTTGAACCATTCCCGTATATGTATCTTGCAGATTATTCTCCAACGAATAAGCCGCAAATACAAGATATGCAATTACATATTCTAAACCTTTATGTGAAGTAGTTTCGCCGCAATATTCAAACGTGCAGCCCTCCAATAAATCTTTATAATTTCCCGGGTTTTCTTCTACTTGTGAATACAGTTTCTGTCCTATTAGATTACTTATTTCGTAATCGCACACTTCCTTTTCAATTTGCGTAAATCTCTTTTGTGAGTTCGCTGCAATAGGTTTGATAGATTGTTGTTTTGCCCAAGTAATCATAATTGTACCTCCTTTAAACTCCAATCAATATTAGTTTTTAAAGTTTCGTTTTTGCTGTATTTCATTATTTCAGCAAATGTTTCTTCTACTTTTTTACGTAAATCACGCGTATATGCATTGTATACGCTTACCGCTTGAGTAAGCATTTCGCCACTCGCTGCGGACAATGTGCCTTGTTGATAGTCTATAAGTACCGCAGGGAGCCCGTACGCTGCTTTTCGGATTGAGTTCGGTATTGAAACCTCCCAATTTTCAAAAAGTTTATCATTTATATTTGTTGCTATTTTTTCCACTTTGAAATTATTGCCCCGAATATTCCCTGTTTCGTCAAATTCAGCCTCAAATAATAGTAGTTTTTCCCCATCAGCCCCTACGAATGATTTGCATTTGTCTACCATCTCTTTGGCTTCTTCGTCTGATTTCATTTTCTCTACTACCATTACTATTTTATCAGTGAAACCGTTGCGAATTTCTCTATTTTTGAATATCTGTATTTGATTTTCAGTATCCATATCTAAATAAACAGAATCGAAAGGACTCAAAGGATATAAGTACGTATCATTTAGAAATTGAAAATACACCTGACCTTTGTATTCTTGACCATATTTTTTAATATTTTCTTTTGCCATTTCGGGGTTGAAAGTATTAAAAAATACCGTCTCTTTAGGCTTTAACCAATTATCATTATAAGCAACTCGCGAACAATATCCAGTATCGTCCATTCTTGAAAATCTGCAATTTTTAAAATTCAATATCTTAAAATCATTACACACACCGTCAATAGATACATTTGAGTGTATATAAACGCCTCCGAAAAAAGCCAATGATTCTGATATTTGTTGTCGCAATTTATCGACTGTTATTTTTTTGCCTCTTATATCTTTACCTATTTCAATATTACCAACAGGTTGAACAAATCCATCGCCTGCAATAAATTTACTTAATAAATTTGCCGCACTTTTGCCCGTTTGCGAACCGTATATGAGTTTCTCAATAACATCCGGATAATCGTTTTTTTCGCCGTATGTCATGATACCGCTCGAAACATCATCTTTGATATTCTTATTGAGTTTGACCTCAATGCGTGGCTCTATTTCCTTATTTACTAACTTCATTTAGTTTTCTTGCTTCTTTGATTAATTCAGTCCACAATTCTTTTGTACATTCCTTACCGCCTATTTCCTTAACGTCTTTGTACTTTTCTTTAATTGCTTTTACGCTCATTCCTTGAGCTAATAAATCAGCAATCTCTAAAATACAGTCCTCTTGACCTGTATTCCAGCCAGTAGGTAATTTAATAAAGTCTTCTTCGGTTAAACATTTATGCTGCAATAGGAATATCGCATCTCTATCAGTTAATAAATCAGCATTGAAATATTTCGCTGCACGTGATATGTACTTGATGCCTTTAAAGGCAGGTACACATGTTCTTTCTTTTGCTTGTTCGTTGATTGTCGCCATTTCGATTCCGTTTTTTTGTAAAATTTTATAATACAAAGATAGTGAATTTTTACAAGTTCTAACAGAGCAGCCCCCTTTATATAGTCTTGAATAGCATTTTATGAGCGAAAAACATAGCTCGGGGTCTGCTATTACCTCCCCCGAACTATGTGATAGTATTTTTTTTACTTCATCTATCATTATGGTTCTTTTGGAAGTAAAGCGTTAAGCATTGCTTTAGTTGCTGTATATGGGCTTGTTTGATCTTCAACGAATACCACATATTGACTGTGTGGCTCATAACCGCCCTCAATTGAAGTCATCTCAACAGAACGAACTCCGTTATTTTCCCAAGCTCTATGAGTATCGGAAGAAACAAATAAACCGCTCTTGAATCCGTATCCAACAAATATACCGTCGCCGTCTGAAGGCTTGTCTTTACGCTCTACAACGATACATAAATCGTCCAAATTGTCTACGTTTCGCAAGCTTTCTGTATCAAACTCGAAATTTTTGAATGAGAAATAGTGATTAAATCGTTTTGGCATGTCATCTGCCACAACAACATCAGAACCACAATTCAAATTCTTTTTATAACCTTTGATTTTGAATGCTGTTGCACTACCTATCATTGATATATCTGTAATTTGATTTGTGTCAGCACTGGAATAAGTAGTGCTTATTTCACTTCGATTGAACACCCAAGCTTCGACTTCGATGCCCGGGGTTGGCATATTACAATCACTTGTAATATTTTTGAATATTTTAGTTTCGCAGCTCATTATTGTGCTTTTTTAAGAATTACATTATACGTGTATCTGTTTTTTTGCGTTGAATCTATGCCCACTGCTCGAACTCTTACATACGGAGCATTTACGTCTTTAATATCCATTTTACCCTTAACCACAGCAGCTGAACTTGAAATTTTTACTGTGTCGATTTGATACCACGTTGCATAGTCATAAGATTTCTCTAAAATGTAATTTACTTTCGTATAACCGCTTATTTTTGCTGCCGTTACTTGAAAGGACGCTTTTTCACAATAAGGCGAAACGTAGAATGCAGTATTTACTGTTTGGTCTTTTGTGATAGTGTCATTTTTTCCTGCACCTTTTACGAGGTTTGCAGAATTATTTACTACTGTTTGTCCGTAACTTAATGAAGCTACTAACAAAATTGCTATTAATCCAAATATTTTTTTCATGTGTTTATTTTTTAAAGTTAAAAATAGGGGGCTTTTACACCCCCGTTTATTTTAGTATGCTGCAACTACCATGTAATCCTCAACTACTTTTGCGTCAAGCGTGAACCCATATGCAAACCAAGCGTTTCTTGGTTTTTGTTCGTATCCAATTTCAAGAGTATTGAAATCATCTTCGTTCAAAGTTGCAATAGGCAAATTTGACGGAGTTGATAAAATACAAATATTTGGAAGTAAATAAGCATTATCGGTAGTGTTGTTAGTCATGTATGATTGAGATGTGACATCCCATATCGTATTCATGTTTATAACTTTTTTACCGTTCCAATTTATTTGATTAACCCCTTCTTGAGTGTATTGAATAGTAAAGTTTTCGCCTTTTGATTGCAAATATTTTCTATAATTTTCCCAAATTTGATTTGAACAATAAAATTGTGAAGTCGCATCTGACTTTAACCGCGCGTCAGCTTTATCCCACATGGCTTCAAATAAATCTACAGCGAACCCGTCTGAAAGATTTTTTTGTGCTGATATTGTATTTAAATTATTTTGTGAAATTTCTACACGTTTAATACCTCCACTCAAAACACCGGAAAAAATTTGCTTAAATATTCCGTCAAAATAATTGAAGAAATCAATATTTTTTGAATCAATTAATCCACCTATTGAACTTGTTGCAGCCGCTATGTCTTTATCGCCAAACCATGACGCACGATAAATAGTAGGATATATAGCTTCCTCAAATAGTATTGATAAGAATATTTCCTCATCTGAACCTGATATATCATACATTTCTTTGTATGAATTTATTTTGTCAAAATATGCTTTGAATTTAGTGTTCAATTCTGCCTGACACATTTCAAATAAATCCTCAATTTTTTGTGGGCTCCAGTATTTTTGTGTTAATACTGATTTTGCACCGCTTGATACTCGAGTGCAACCTGTTGATTTTTTACCTGTTAACCCTAATTGTGAGGCTAATACTATTTGCTCGTCCATTTTTACGCCCGTATACACTGCGTGAAGTGCTTTTAATTCGGGTCTTTCAAACGTTTTTTCGATAACGAATTTCTGAAATTCTGTTGATTCCTTTGGGTTTAACGTCAACCCGCTAATGTCAATTGCTGATGCCATTTTTTATTTTTTTTTTATAAGTGAATGTTGCTTTTTTTCCGTCTGTTTGTGTTTGTGGTTTTGGTTTGAAATTCGATGCCAAAGCTTTATATTCTTTTACATCTTTCTCAATTTCAATTAATTTTGCACTTACTTGCTCATTTTGAGTTTTCAATACTTCATTTTCAGATTTCAATGCTTCGATTTCTTTCTTTAACGCATCTACGTCTTCATTTTGAACGGGTACGATTTCAACTAATACACCGCCCTCAAATTTAAGAATAGTACCGTCAGCTTGTGGGTATTCGCCGTTTGCAGGCTCTCCGTTAACGGTTGCAGCTATACCGATTTTTAACTCCGAAATGTCGTTAATATCGGGCATAGTTAATTCAGTTCCATTTGCATCAGCAATTACCAACGCTTTGGGTTTGAATAGTGATTTGATTCCGTTTAGGATTTTATCTCCTAACGTATCAAAATTTTCTTTGATTTGTTCCTCTGTCATTTTATTTGATTTTAAGTTAATTTTTGCAACAGCTTTGTATTCAGTTTTTAAAATATGAGCAAAGTTCATAGATTCTATTTGCTCACTTGTCAAGGGTGTATTTTGATTCATTAATTCTTGAATTATTGAAATATCTACACCAGTAACTTGTGAATAGATTTGTGCGTAGTTTTTTTCTATCACTCTCAATTCCTTTGCCTGTCGTTCTAATTCCGAAGCCTCTCCCTGAACCTCAACCCATGCGTTGTGAATAAGAAAATCACCTTTAGTAGGGTCGAATGTGCGAACACTCGCACTCATAAATATAAGACTTGCAGCACTCATGACATGACCGCTATTCGATGCAGTAATTGTTTTACCACTCTTTTTAAGCAAGTCTATTATTTTATCTGCAACCTCTACATAACCGCCAATGCTCGAAATATCTAAATGTAATACTTCGCTGTCCTTTGCGTTATTTAAGTGAAGTAAAAAGTCATTGAGCGTAAAAGTGTCTATTCTTTTCTCAAATTCTAATTCTCCATGTATCGGTATTATGTATCTCATATTACAAATTGTAATTAAATTATACAAATATAAAACAAATTATAATCAAAAATCAAATATTTATGAAAAATTATTACAAATTTATATTTGTGATGCCGTTTTTATTTGATTTTGTGTATTTTGAGCTGCTGTAACTTCGTCAATAACAACAACAGTCCTAACTTCCTCATATTTAGTTTGCCCACCTCTATTTAATATAGAGGCACTTATGCTCATGTCTTGTTCAGTGTCTCGTGTTGTTGGTGATATTCCCGAAATTGGACTTGAAAAACTTACTCCACTAGGAGTTGATGGAGTTGATGGACTTTCAGTATTTACAGCCATTATTTTTTTTACCGATGCGAACCCTTGGGCTAAAGTTCCAGCTGCCGCCACACCACCTGCTATAAAATTATAAGGTGCTGGGATTGAAGATTTAACCATAGAAAAATAAGCCGCAAAAGATGCAGCAATTGCATCTATTGTTGTAGACGCCGCTGCCGCTAATTTCCCTGCTTTTGTAGATTCTCCAAATATAGTTGCTACGTCTTTTGCAAATCCAGAAACCATGCTAAACTTTTCCATTTGTTTTTGACGTTCGATTGCGATTTCTGCTTTTGCGTATTTTTGATTAATTAGGTTGACATCTGCACCTGTTCGTTTTGCTGCATCTATTTCCTGCAGTCGTTGCTTTTCAAGTCCTTGTTTTTGCAAGTCTAATTCTGCAAATATATTCCCCTCTGCAAGTGCTAATTCATTTTGATAGTTCGCTTCTATTCGTTCTAATTCTAATGCTTCATTCTGTTCACGTAAAGCCGTTAAATTAGCCTGTGTCTGTTGCTCATAGTTTAATTTTAATTGTGATCGTTGCAATTCAAATTCATTTTGTTCCAATTTTTGAGCTTCTAAATATGCAACTTCCTGCCTATATATTTCCTCTAAACGATTATTTTCTTCATTTACTAATTCGCGTGTTAGTTTTTTCCCGTCTTCTAAAATAGTTGGATTACGAAGTTTATACATTTCGATTTCAATTTCCATATTTCGTATTGAATCTTGAGCGAGTTTTTCCTTTTGTTTTGCTTCTTCCTCTAATCGTTTACGTTCTTTTTCATCTCTTTTTTCTTTTTCTGCACGTAGTTTTTCTTCTTTTTTCTCTCTTTCTGCACGTAGTTTTTCTTCTTCTTTCTCTCTTTCGGCTTGACGTTTATTTTCTTCTTCTATTGCTTTTTCCTCCAACGCATTTTGTCTATTTATCGCTTTTTCTCTTATTGCAACAGATTCATTTAATACCGTTTCTCGTTTTGCTATTGCATTCGCAAATGCCGCTACTTCTTCATCTGTTACAGCTTTTGTTTCTTTTAAGTTTATTGCAGCCTGTACGCCCTGTTCCTTTAATTGTTGTATTTGTTCATTTGAAAGGTTGCGTCCTACTATTATTTTGTTTAAAGCTATTTCGTATTCTTTGTCTGCAATTGCTTTTTTCTTTAAGTATGCTTGTTCCTCGATTTTTAAAGCCTCATCGATTAATGCCATTCGTTCCTTTTCGCTTTTCGTTCTATCTTTTGATTGTAGTAAAAGTTCATCTATTTGCCTTTTTGATTTCGCATTGCTCTCGATTAATAACCAATTCATATCATCTAATTCCTGCTCTGCTTTTTTGAGTTCAATAGCTCTATTAACAGCCTCTTTCATAGTTTCATTATGTTCCTTTTGACCAGTAATAAGACCGATAACGGATTCTTTTACCCAAGTAAACGAAGCACTTAATGCAGCCAAACTCTGTTCTATTTTGTCAACCAACGGGTCAAAATTTTTAAACACATTAACCAATAACGTAACAGCACCTGCAACAGCAGCTATTACTGCCCCTATTGGAGTTGCAATAAAAGCCATTGCCGCCTTTGTCATTGATATAAACCCTTTTATCGTATTCACGAAAGGTAATCCATTCAAAGCATCAGTATATTGCCCTACACTCATCCAGCCTTTTTTTTGTTCGTCTGAAAATCTTTTGACTGCCTCTGTATTTTTATTTATTTGGTCTACAATTTCCTCATTTCTTTTTATCCCCTCCTCTGTTGTTAGATTGAGGTTTTTTTGTTCGGCACGTAAAGCCGCATTTTGTTTTTCTAATTGTTTGATGGTTCCTATTTCACTTTGTTGCGTTCCTTGAACATCTTTTAAAAACTTATCATTTTGGCGTAAGTCGTCATTCAATAGCTTTAGTTTAGCCGATTGATTTACATATTCAGCCGTATTTTGTTTCCCCTGTAATTCAAGCACTTTCAAATCTGCTCTCACCTTATCTATCTCATCTTTAAGTCGTACAGATTCGTTTACTGCCTTTGAGTAGTCTATGTCTATTTCTGCTATTTTAATTATCTCTGCCATATTAAATTTTTATTAGTTCAATCGTTGTTGCTTTTTGCGATTTTGGATTATATCCGCTTATTTTATTTATAAAAAAGTACCCGTTCAATTCGCGAATAAAATACTTGCGAAAAAATTTCAACTGAAATATATCATTTAAGTTCAACCATTTCTCAACCTTATAAAACACAGGGTATTCAACCATTTTAGATAAGGTATTATATTCATCGTCTAATGAATAGTGTGCCGATTTTTTTAAAGTAATTGGCGTTGTTTCATAGCTTACATCATCTTGATACATAACTACATTTGCAGTAATAGTTCCGTTATCTATTAGAAAACTAAATGTATCAAACGCCTCTTCATCTGAAAGGTCGGGAGCTAAATTATTAATAAGTCCTTTACTTATATATCCGTCAATTTTAAACAGATCCTTTTCTTTGTCGATATTCTTATTTTTACACTCGATTAATTTCGAGTTCAATAGTTCACTGCCGTTTTCGTAAATTTTCTCAAATTTAATTCTATTAATTTGAGCATATCCGGGAATAGTTGGACTAAATTCTTTACTTACAAATTCACTCGATAATTCAACAATAGGTGCATTTTCTATGTCATCAAATCTATGTATAAAATAATGCTCATCTTTATCTATAATACAATTAAAATGCTTAAATATGTTGCTAATTAAATCGTACATTGTTTTTTCTTGACAATCATTTTCGATTTCGTGAGGAATAAATGGTAGGTTTGAATATTTAAAATAAAATAGTTTTGTTGTGATGTTGTCTATCACTTCACATATAAGCATTCGAGCAGGTATATACATGCGTTTAAAAATCTCATCGTCAAATATATTATTGTCGAATGTTTCATTTACTCCGAAATTTACGCCGTAAACTTCTTCTAAACATTCAAATATAGTTTTTAAATATACGCATATATGACCTCCCTTACCGTCTTCATATACATCTGATGTATGAGACAAATACAATTCATTTACGTTCTCTACTGCAGGCTGCCCCTCGATTTGTGAGTACATACCCAAGTTACCAAGATAGTAGGGTATAATTAATCCACTTGTTGAGGTGGTGTAAGGCTCTATAAAATCAATAAAATTGCCAGTATAAGGGTCTGAAATTGATGGAACGCCTTTAGATTGAAGCCAAGTAAGTAAAGTTTCTTGAAATTCATACCATTTTATTTCCTTTAATGAATCCCAAATATCGGTTTTTTCCGTTAAAAAGCATTCTATCCTTTTGCCTATTTTAGTTATTCGAGCCTTCCCCCCGTCTATTACCTTGAAATTATCAATCCAATAATCACACAGTAAAGAATCATAAACTATTAATGATGTGCTTTGAGCATTTCCCGTATGCTCGATTATTCGTAAGTTATTCGCAGTTGCAGGCAGAGTAAACGAATTACTAACAGATACAACTCTTTTTGCAGGGTCTGAAAAATCATACGCCTGAAAAGTTATACCTATTGAGGTTTCATTGTCAATGTCAACCGTTTGCCCGTTAAATTTCAGTAACTGCATATCCTGTTGGTAATTCTATGTTTATACTAATCTTTGTATTTCTTTGTTTTCTTGTACGTCCAATATTGTCGCCTGTTACTCGTACTATTATCCAGTCCTTTTCTTCATCAGTACCCGAACCAACGTACAAGTAAACTCGTGGGCTGTCATATATCTCGAATAGTTTTTCTAATTCAATAGGGCTGACTTCTTCGGCTGTCAATGATAGTACTTTATTTTGTTTATACCCTATCACTCGGCTATCTGACTGTCCCGTTTGTGTTGAAGTAACAAAATAGCCTTTTTCTCCAATTACATTTACACGTTTTGACAATTGCCAAAGGTCATTGAAAGGAAAGAAACGATACCTACCTTTTGAGTCCAAATACTTCACTAACTTACTATTCAGGCAAAACGGACGTATTATTGCCGTTGCAGTTGAAGTCTTTTCCCCATTCACGTACAAATCAAACGTATGTACCCCCGCTTCGAGGTCTGAAACCTTATATTTGTATAATCCCTTTATCATTCAAGTATAAATATTGGATATGTTCGTAAAACTTGACTACTCGCAACAGGTCCCGCCGATGTTACAAATATTTCTCCATCTGCATTTATCGTAACGAATGCCTGATATGTTCCTACGCTAATAGCGTGAAACGTAGCACTTCCACCAGCATAAGGTCGCATATTAGTTAATTGTCCGAGTTTTGCATTCGATACCGAACCGCTTAATTTGAAGTCTAATCGTAAACGTGCAAATCTAGGCGTAATATATGCTGCTGAATGTGCCTCAACAGTTATTGCTGCATCTTTATCAGAAAAATTTATCGTGTCAAAAACTAAACCTCCCAAAGTGTCATCCACATATTTTTTTGTTGCAGGGTTGTAATCTGAAACAGGAGTATATTCGGCTGTATTAAGATGACCCAAACCACCACCCATTCCCGAACTATATGCATCAAGTTTTGGCAGAACCCTTGCATCTACTTCGTCTTTTGAATATACATTTAAATTTGTACGTGCAGCCCCTTGACTCGTTACATCTGAAAGATTTTTTGAACCTTTCATAAATGGCAACGTACTCGTTAACCACGTTAAGAAATTTTTCAGCGATATATTTACAGCAGGGGCATTTTCTTTTCCTAATGCTAATCTATACGTTTGGTCATCTAGACTTGGTAAATTAGCTAATCCAAACAACTTGCGACCTGTTATACTTAATATATCGTCATAGCATACTACTACTGTTTGAGTTCCTGTTACCGAACTGCCGCATGATACCTTTATAGTGTTTGCATCGAGTACCGTAAACACGTCCGTAGTTGTTCTATCTATGTTATTTTCGTCAACCCATGATAATATTACATTTTTAGTATTTTTACCATGAATTAATTCAACCTCAAAATTACTATCGAGGTCATCGTTCGTGAATGTTAATGTTGTAAATTTAGCCATGTTTTTTATAGTTTGAAAATAAATTCGTCAAAATCAGTAAACCAATACTCATCATAATCGAGTGCTGCATCATCGTAAAACGGACTATTAATTGTTAATATATCCCCATCATTTTTATTGTAAAAATAAATATAAATAGGTTGTCCTGCACCTCCTATATATGTTTCGTTTTCGTTGTTGTAAATAGGTAGCAATGCAGGGACTTCACCATACTGAACAGCCCCATGTATTGTCGTTATGTCTATCTCTCTTTCCGTTGCTTCACATTTGAATTTTAATGTAAAATCTTTTGTTATGTTTTGTACTCTTGTAAGTGTTTTTTCCGTAATTAATTCATCATAAAAATCACTCATGTAACTACGTAGAATTACATCGCCAACAAAACAAAATCTACGTGTAAGTAAAAAATCAGAATATGGAATAAGTTTGTAGGTATTAATCAATGAACCATCAGCCCAAACCTCACATGTGCAGACTTCGGGAGCTGTACCGATATAGGTAGCATCTAATAGAAAAGTTAAAGGATTATGAACTGCTAACAATTCACATTCTTCTACATTACTCTGAACTATCGCTAAATTACTTACTGCCATTTTTTAAACTTGTTAGTATTTCACTTGCCTGTGATTTTACAACTGCATTACCTATCGATTTTATTAAATCGTTTATTCTTTCATTCGTCAATACATCTGTAACTAAACCACCTGCATTATATTTGTTTGGAACTTTTATTCCTTCAGTACCTATTTTTCTTTGTATCAAATAAGCCAATGTTTGAGGCTTCAATTCACTTTGTATATTTTTTTCTCTAATCCAATCAAGTATTACCTGTCTCGGAGGCATCTTACCCGGCTTTCTCCCTATACTTAATTGTTCTGTATACTTTGCCCCACTTATTATAACTTTTATTCCCGTTTCTGTTTCTTCTTGCGTGCCTTTGAGTGATTGCTCCCATTCGCCTGAAGCACGAAGTCCTAACCTATTGTAATTTTCAATAAGTGCCGTCGTCGTTTCGTTTAGCCATTCTTGAACCTCTCTCATACAATTGTTATATCACATGCAACAAAATCAGCATTCAAATCAAATTTATTTATTTCTAATCTCATATTGCAATTACGAATCTCATATTGATTTTCACATGCAATAGTTGATAGTATTTCAGTTAGTTTATTTGCCAAATATTTTAGTCTTCTATCATATTTCTGTTCCGGTGTTTCGTCTAAATTACTTTCAGTTTCTACCGTATATTCGCCGTCTTCGTCTTCGATTAATTCACTTTCACATTTTCGCCCTAATCCAATAACTCCCGTGTAAGCTATCTCAACAAGCTTTGAATTATCAAACACATGAACAGCGTTAAACAGAGCAAACATGATTAAATCATTGTTTTTGTATTCGTTCCAATCTATTACAGAATTTACGTATGATTCGCTAATTGATGGTATGAATATTATACCCTCGTTAACGCAGTATGTTCGTAATTTTTCTAAAACATCAAAGCTTTGCATGTTTTTTCATTTTATTCGTTCAACCTCTGAAAATAATTTTTGAGTGTAGAGTTCAGTAATACATATCGCATAAGTCATTTTATCCACCTGTTGAGGTGTGCAATGAAATTGATTTGCTATTTGCCGTTTTTGTAAATATACGCCAAGCCCTTCAAATTTTTCTGCATGTTCCCACGTTTCATTCGTTTGCAACAAATATGCTTCTTTTTTATTTAGCTCATAAATCTCTCTAATAAACCAACTTGCACCCCGACAATAATCAGTAAGTTTCATTTTGCCAATATCCTTACTTGTTATTTGCTCAATATGTTTTAATTGCTCAAAAAAAGTATACTCATTTTCTAATGAATACTGAACATCTTTTATAAATCCAAACTCAAGTTCCGTGAGGTCTTTTATTTCAAGTGTATTTTCGGGAGTTGTGAATGCAAACGCATACTTCATTGCGAACAAATAAGGCTCTTTTTTCTCTAACTCAATGAACTCTTTTACCGTTATGTTTTTTAATTCTAACATATTTTAATAAATTATACAAATATACTTACAATTTACAACAAAAATCAAATAAATAGTGAAAATTTATTACTTTAAATTTAATAAGTTACAATTTGTAAGCGAAAAGAATGTTTTTAATTACAATCTGTAAGTATAGTGTCCGAGAAAATAAAACGATTTGTAAGTAAAATAATATGTTTAGATTACATTATGATAGTACACGCATATTTGAACGCTGCGAATTGTTACACAACTTACCTACAATATAGTGGGTAGCATCTATTAAGTGGTTTGAGCCGTCAAGTGGTATCTGCCCTTTTTTATCTATCCAACGCCAATTATTTAACTCTTTTATTAAATTAGTTGAGGTTTCAGTTACTACTAATTGATAGTTCATTAATAGCTTAATATACTCTAATACTCGAAGTTTATGTACACTCTCAATATTTAACCCGTAGTTTTTTAAATCGAGTATATGCCTCGCTCCGGAACTATCGGCAACTATTAGCCCGTTATTCGTTATACGTGATTTTATAGATTCGTATAGTTCTTTTGTACTTTGCCCATTCTGATATATTTCTTCGTGTAGGTATATTTTCATATTAGTTCTATCAATAGCACATTTCACAAGTGCATCTGGGTCTTTTACTCCGAAGTCCAAACCGTAGGCATGTGGTAATTCTGCAAATGAACCAACTATCCAATTTTGATATATAGAGCCTTGTAAACGTCCAATATTCCCAAGCCCGTAAACCTGCCACATGTTCGCCCAATAGTCATTTATTATATTACCGTTGGAGTCATATCCTTTTTTATAATAAAGCTCTATTTCTGTTTTTTCTTCAATCGACAAATACTCATTGTCTTTGTATGTTAGTTTGAGAAAATCGCAATCAGAACGGTTTACAACTTCTTCATGTACCCAAAACTCATTATTCGGATTAAAGTCTAAATATACATTTTTTGCACGTGAGGTTATTTCTCGGTAAGTTTCAAAATTTGTTTTATTTGCTTCATTTATGAACAACACATCGGATCTCAAACCTTTTCCTATATCGGCTTTGTCAAGTCCGATAAACTTAATAAACGAACCATTTTCAAAACGATATAAAGTACCGTCAACCCATTGCGACCTATCGAACCGCTCGAATAACCGCATAATTTTCAAAAAGTCTTTGATTATCGTTATTCGCATTTTGCTCAACTCATCCGAACAAATAAATATTTCTTTATTTGGATTTGTAAAAGCGTAGTCAATTAGAATTATAAGTATTGCCCAAGTTTTACCGGCACCCTGCCCACCTTGTATAACTCTAATTCGTTTTTTTAAAGCACATATTTTATTGAGTGATTTAGTCGCTTTCATTTAATGGGTTCGTTGTTATCAGCCCTTTTATTTCGTGAGTGTTTTTGTTTTCGGATTGGTCTTTTAATCCTAAATCCCTTGCTATTATGTTAGCATTAAACACTCCGGCACTCGCACCTTCGAACTTATTTGAGTATATTACTTTCTCTATACGTGTAATGACTTGCGAAAAATCTTTATAGTTTGGATTAGTTTTATAATCTCTTAAACTCTCAATATCTAAATATAATTCAAGGGCTTCCCAAGTAAAAGGTCGTTTTAATTTATTAACTGTAACCTCTACGCTATTAGGTTTTGTTTTCGTTTCTTCTACCTCAATAGGATTATCAATTACATATTGAAAGTATTCACATGCTGCCTCCCAAAGTATTTCCGGGCTTGAAAATAGTTTATCACGACCGTGCTTTGTGCGTAATTTCCAAAATTGATTTCCTATCGGTGCTGCCATTTTAGTTCAAATTTATTTTACAAATCAATATTACATTTACAGTTTTGAACATAACCCGTTCTTTGAATACTGCCCAAAAAGGAATAATTCAAGCAAATATAAGATAATTTTTTTTCATTTTCAATAGTTTTTATATAATTATCACATTACCCCTTAACCTATGCTATGAGTAAATGAAAGCCTCCGTAACCTGTTTGTGATATTTCTACCGAATCATTTACGTCCCACCTTGTGAAATGTAAGTTAATGTAGTCTTGATAGGTCATATTAAAAATCCATTACATTACTAAAAATAATCTGTGCTTCATTGCCGATTATTATTTCTCTTATTGAAACTTTGTATGGCTTCGTGGTAGTGTCGTTATCCTCCCACATTGTTATAGTTTTTTTATCCCATTCCGATTCGGGGATTTCCTCAACTTCTTCATATAAATCGTTAATTTCCTCAGTGTAATAGTTTACTGCCAATTGTTCTGTCTCGGCTGCAACTCCATGTATTTCGTTTTCTTTTTTAAATTGAAATGCTTTCATATCTATTCTTTCAATTTATAAATTATTCCTTTTTTTTTGCAGTCAATTCCAAAAATCTTTTCTACAGTTATACAATTACCATAACTTAAATCTTTAAACATACACCCATTGCAACTTCTTTTTTCTTTTTCAGTTACAATCACAAATTCTTCGGGTTTAAACTCTTCGGGTAGTTTTATCTCCTCGAAGGTTTGCTCGATGAGTTCTTTGACGTAACCTCTCGATACTTCTTTTATACAATTATTATCGGTATGGTCGATAATATAAAATTCAGATGGTAAATTGCATACAAATCCATATTCATTAACTCCTCCCAATTTCTCTAATTCTTTGATAACTTCATCGCCTCGCGTTGAATGTCCTCTAATGTATTTTTTTATCATTAAAATAATGTTTTTTGATTATCACTAATTTTTCTTTTTTTATATTTAGTTCCTATTTTTTTGAATTTTACACACATGGGATTAGGATTACATATCCACTCTTTTACAGACTCCCCCGTTAATGATTTTATAAGTATATTACATCGTTTTTCTTTCGTGCAATCATAACAGAATTTATCCATGAACGCCTCGCCGTCTGTTGAATTTGAAGGTAGATATGTTTTCATGAATCTATAATTTAATTTTTTATTTAAATTTTCCTCTATACTATCAATGATTTCTTTAAAACTATCAGAGAGCTTGTTATAAGGTATTTCCCCGTTTTTTCTCATATGTATTTAATTAAAATCTGAATTTACAAAATCAAAATCGTTCAAGTCTAATTTTGCCTCAATTACTAAATTTTGAGTTTTTGTATACAGGCTTTTATCCCACGTAGCTGAAATAACCTCTACGCCTGAATCCTGCCAATCAGCTTCACACCATTCAGCTTCAACTTCAAATTCTACGTCTTCATCTATTCCTGTTATGTATTGAGTTTTCGTTAGTTTCATGACTTTAATTGTTTAATTATTACTTAATTTCTTATATACAAATATACATCAATTTTAAATATAAAGTCAACAAAATATGTATGAGTGTTTGCATAGTAAAACATGATTTATATCATATTTTTATAATAAAAGTCTATTCTATTTCTCGGTATTTTCTTTATTTTAGAATATCTGTCTTTGAACTTTTCCATGTCTTTTACACTTGTGAATTTCATGTAAGTTTTACGCTTTTCTAATTTCATATCGCCAACTATTGGCAAATCTCTTTTACATTCCTTTGAATGATAAATTAATACTGTATGTAGCTGTATCATATTTTCAATTACTTAAAATTATCGCATATCCGATCATTATTAATAATAACGTAAATATACAAAAAATTGTTAGTTTTATTATGTTGTTCATTAGTGCTTGCCGTACTTAATTTTGTAAAAATCACGATTAATTATTTTTTTTATTTCATGTAATGCTCCATCTCTCGCACCACCTATGTTTTTTACACAAATTCTCCATTCTTTGAACTCCGATACTATTAAGTTTTTGAATATCGTTTCTATGCCAAAAATACACACATTCATTGAAATATCTACGTTCGCCGACTATCCTAAATTCAAGCTCTACGTATATTTTACCTACGAATTTTACACGACCATATTCTGATATTTTTACACGTTTACCGTTGTGATTCTCGTATATATCTATCCTTACCCAATCGCCTACGTTAATAGTTTTAGTTTCTTTAAGTTCGATTGTTATTTTACTTCCTGCGCGTTCAATAGTATAGCTGTCGAACGGTATACCTTGCATTTTTTCGCGCAAGTCAAATAATAAGTTAGCTGTATTTTCGTTGTTTGGTATTACTTTCATTTGTAATTCAGATTTAGATTTTCCACTATTTTAGCACCCTCGATTTCCATTCCTTCTTCTATTATTTTTTTAATCTCACTTTTAATCGGCTTTTTCTCAATTTTAAGACAATTAAACGGTAATAGGTCTATATCTACCACTTCGACTGATTTACTCCTGCGTATGCTTATTTTTAACGTATCTGTGTCGATTTTTTCAATACCGTGCAATTTCATGGAATACAATAGTGCATTTTCAAGTTTTTCTACTGTATTGATACGTGATTTTTTTAAATCCTGTAGTCGTTTTATTTCTGCATCAATTAGCGTAGTTTCGGCTTCAATCTGTTTAATCACGTGATAGTAGTTTACACTTTTAGTTTTTAGTTCACTTTCAGCTATTTGCAACCGTGTTTCGAGTTCAGCTGTAAGTTCGCCTCCGTTTTCTATTAGCAAGTTAGTAACCTCGACTAACTCGCTATTAATTTGAAATAAACTATTTTTTTGCATTTGGGTAAGTTTTTTGCATGTCTTTTGTTGCTATTATAAACTCATCTACTTTTGTAAAAGTCGGGTATTTTTTCCATACCGAACAAATTTCCTCATACGATTTACATGCTTTCATTTCTTCAATTGCTTTTGCTAACATTTCGTTGTATTCTTTTGCCTGTTGTTGCGTGTCGGCAGGTTCTTCGGTTTGTTTTTTCAAAGCATTCAAATTGTAAGAAAATCGCACATTTTTTTTATTATCAATTATTACAAGTTTTGTAATCTCTTTATTTTCGTTGTATTCGATTTCTTTTACTGAAAAACTAATACCAAATTTTAAACTAAATTTACCGTTCGATTCGGTTACTTCGTTTTCTGAAAGGTTTATCCATATGAAAGGAGCTGTATATAATTCTCTTCCTATTCCAACATTAAAACATGCCCGTTTAAAACTATCAGATGCTTCGCCTTTTTGTTTCTCGGTATTCGATTCTGTTCCTACGTCCTGTTTTTTTACCCATTGTTTTTTTGTATCGCACCATATTTCTACGTTGCAAAATAGATTCCCGTTAATAACTTCATGTGTTCTTTGCCAATTTTCTGAACCGTATACTTCATCGAGTATTCTCATATCTACCCTCGCATCTTTATATATTAATAAAACACACCCGTTTTTTTTCACTTGCTGAACGCGACACTCTATTTCGTCAGCTCTTAATGTTCTAATTTCTTTCATATTACTTTTTTTATTAGTTTAACATACACAAATATAAATCAAAACCGAACCTTTATATTAAAAAAGTGCGTTAATGATTGCATGTTATTTTATGATTTGTGTCATGTTTTTAGTATTGTTGTGTATGTATGATTTTTTAATACATATATGTTAGTTAGCCACAAGTGCTA